GGTTGGGTATGCAACGCTCAGGCATCGACGGCCTGACCGGCCTACCGCGCCACGCGAACGATGCCAGCTTAGTGAATTTAAAATTTATTAAGCAGTAATGAAAGTAGTTTCATCTCCATCCAACTCCATGACTCTATCAGCAGCAGTTGACATCAAAGAACCTCTGCTATAAGTTGTACCAGCGTTGTTAACAGCTTGTCTTTTGTATTCCTTTGATACAATAAAATCGACCTTTGCTCTCAAAGACCCAACTACATTTTCATCAGCGGTTGTGTCAGCAGCAACACCACGAATAACTGCAAATACTACTCGAGAAAGACCTCTAAAAAAAGTAGTTCCCAATTCATCATCTTTGAAAAGATGATTAGATTGAATAGTAGTACGATGTTCAATTGATTCACCTGCAGCCAAATGATGTGAAGTAACACGATTAACCTTGTATGTTTCAAGCAGAGATTGTTGAGTAAACAAAGTAGCTCCATAATAATTCATTTGAGTACTAAAAACCAAAGAATAAGGAGTAGCACTTGTATCATTTCTTGCTTGTAGATCATAAATGTCTACAATACAAGCAGCATTACCTTGATTGGTCATACTGATCTTACTGGTCATGCCACGAATAAAATGTTTAGTCAATGAACCAAGATATGCAGTAATATCAGTAGAATCAAAAAAATTTGTGATTAGCCCATATCCTTGAATACCAGCAGTACAAGTTAATTGACCAGTTTCAGCAGTATTGTAATAAGCGATAGCTTGACCGGAGAGTGATTGTTTTAAGACCCGGTTATTAACACTTTTATGGTAACCAGGATTGCCGATAGAAAGCCAATGATTTGTGCCCACTTTTGTTGGTTTCGCATAAAGTGAAGATTTCTTGGTGTATCCTCTTGAGGAAGATTTACGTGATTTCTTCTTGTATTGAGTCTTCTTGTATCTCTTTGCAGACGGTTTCTTTCGATAACTTGCTTTACGTTTAAACATGGCCATTTCACTTTAGTTTTATATTAAACGCATACATTATGACCAGTCTATTTCTTGTTCACGTGACCCCTTGTAAATCTCCTTGAATCTTCTCTTGATAGCATCCTTTACATTATAAGGAAAATTCATTTCATCAATTGTGTAGTTTGAAGTGATTATAAACCGTTTAGGTCTGATAGTCCCACCACCATATTTTACATCTGCATGAAAAACAAACTTGTCAGCCCATTTAAGTAAAAAAGGAGCAATCCATTGAGTGTGAGTATCGTTAACTTCATCCATATAAGCGACTTCTTCTCCTTGATAACAGTTCCATTGTTTTGATAGTGGTTTGATATAAGCATCAGGATACTTCTCCCAAACAGCGTGAGACTTACCTGTTCCTGTAGGGCCATGAATCCAAATACCACATGCTTCTTGTAAATGAGAAGGCTTCTTTGAATAGTCCATTCCGATACGTTTAAGTGTACTGTAATGTTGAACAAAAATATCAGCGTCTACTTCATCTAACAAGCCGGACTTAGCCAATTCTCTTGTTCGCTGCCATCGTAATTGTTGTGCTCTACCCTTATCGTCGTTAGATGCTGGTTTATCTCCTCGTTCAATAAGTTGACCTTCTTTTGAGCAATATTCTTCATTCTGTCTAATTGATCCATTCATTGACATTATATGACAGCCAGGCATTTGTTTAATAACCGACTTCTTTGATGTTGCATTGTGAAAACAGATAAACCCTTGTAAGTGGGGGGTACCTTGTTCCCCAACTTCCTTGCCGTAAGCAATGTAACGGCAATTAATATTATCCACTAACTGAGTGTCGGGATAATTATTCATCGTAAAAGTGAAGTTCCTAAACTTTTTCTCTTGTGTGTCTTTCATGTTTTTATTTAGGAAAGAACAGACACACTAGTCCCAGGTAATAATAAGCTGGGACTAGTGATGTGTCGATTTCTAGAAGTTTCTATTATTGTGCGCCGCTGCGCGCAGCCCTTTTGATTTGCCCACAGGTTGGGTATGCAACGCTCAGGCATCGACGGCCTGACCGGCCTACCGCGCCACGCGAACGATGCCAGCTTAGTGAATTTAAAATTTATTAAGCAGTAATGAAAGTAGTTTCATCTCCATCC